ACTATTATGACGACGGGGAGAGGGATGTCATAAAGACGCCCTATCTCCTTTTTGATTACCCGGATCGGGATGATCTGAAGGCGGATAACCGGAACTACGTCAAGATCCAGAGATTTAACTTGGAGTACGATAGCCGAAGGAAGGACATCGAGGCAGAGCAGAAGATCGAGGACCTTCTGGACGCCGCTGACCTGTCCTACAGCAAGGAAGACACCCGATACGAGGGTCATGACGCCTACGGCGTCATGTACAGCATGGAGGTAGCTATCAATGGCTGACACAAAGAAAAACAAGGTCACATATGGCCTTAAGAACGTTCACATCTGGCCGATCACTGCCGTCAGTGACGACGGTAAGCCGACTTACGGCGCCGCCTTTGCTTGGCCCGGCGCCACCGAGATCTCGCTGGACGCAGAGGGATCCA